GACGTTATCACTGGCAGCAAGGCCGTGGGGACGATGATCGACGAGACGCATGTGTTTGCCAAGAAGGCGAACGCGGCCGACATCTTCATCGAGTTGCGCGGCGCGCTGACCAAAAGGCCGGACGGGTTTCTGTTTCAGACGACGACGCAGAGCAAGCAGTCGCCGAGTGGCGTGTTTGCGTCCGAGCTGGCGATGGCGCGCGCGGTGCGCGACGGACATGCGCCCATGCCGCTGCTGCCGGTGCTGTACGAGCTGCCGGATCGGCTCGCGCGCGACAATGGGTGGAAAGAGCGGCGCTATTGGCCGCTGGTCAATCCCAATCTTGGGCGCTCGACCAACGAGGACTTTCTGGCGCGCGAGGTGATGCGGGCCGAGGCGGACGGGCCGGGTGCGGTGGCGCTGATCGCGAGCCAGCACTTCAACGTGCAGATCGGGCTGAGCTTGCGCGAGAACGGCTGGCCTGGCGCCGAGTATTGGGAAGCGGCCGAGGACGCGGCGCTGACGCTCGATGAGATCCTGATTAGGTCCGAGGTCATTGTGGTCGGCATCGACGGCGGCGGGCTCGACGATCTCTTTGGCCTGGCCGTGGTCGGGCGCTGTCGTGAGACGCTTGATTGGCTCGTCTGGACGCATGCGTGGTGTCATCGCAGCGTGCTCGATCGGCGCAAGTTGATCGCATCGCGGCTCGAGCAGGCGCAAGCGGCGGGCGAGCTCACCATCGTCGAGCATGCGGCGCAGGACATCGAGGAGATTGTCGAGTTGATCGCCGATATCCGCGACAAGAAGCTGCTGGCGTGCGTGGCAGTAGACCCGGCGGGCCTGGGCGAGTTCATCGAGGCGTTGCGCGCGATCAAGATCACGCAGGAGGGCGAGCAAGTCGTCGGCGCGCCGCAAGGCTATCAGCTTATGAATGCGATCAAGACGGCCGAGCGCAAGGTCGAGAACGGCACGCTCAAGCACGCGCCAAACGCGCTGATGGACTGGTGCGTGGGCAATGTGAAGATCGAGCCGACGGCGACGGCGATCCGGGCGACCAAGCAGAGCGCGGGCGACGCCAAGATCGACCCGTGGATGGCGCTGATGGATGCGGTCACCGTGATGGTGCGCGATCCGAAGCCGCAGAATACGCCCGAGTATAAGTTGTTCTTTGCGTGAGTGAGTTCAACCAGGCAACCAAAGGAGCAAATTGCCATGGCACAGCAGGAAGGTGGACAAGGACAAGGCGGCCAGCACGGTCAATATCAGGGCAAGAACATCCGCAACATGCGTGACGCGCAAAAGGGTGATCAGGGGTTTGCTGACGGTCAGGACCAGGTTGTTGTCACGCTCGAGGACGGCACCGAAAAGGTCGTCAAGCGCAGCGAAGTCCAAGAGCGGCGCTAAAGCCGCTTCCTGCGGGAGGTCTGGGGGCTTACGCCCCCAGTGCCCGTTCCCTGGCCTTGGAGCCGTCCCAGTGGCCCCGGTCGATGGCCTGCTGCTCGAACTCGTTCTTGGCTACCGGAAGGCTCCAGCCGTTGAATGCTGCGCAGTGTGCGTCGAGGTAGGCGCCGGTCTGCTTGATGGGGTCTTGCTTGGTCATGTCTGTCTTCCTTCGTTCCAATACTTGTAATGTACTTTGATTTATCAAGTAATCAATGTGTTCGCAGTAGTATTTGTGCTCTATTATTTGGACAACGTAGAACAGGCAAGTAAAGCAATGATAGACCACGACGTGGTGATAGCGACGGGCCTCGCCGCGCTCATCGCCGCCGTGGCAATCGTGTTCGCCGTCGTGATGTTCCGGTACTGAAAAGGTCAACCGTCATGCTCAACCGAGCGTACAGCCTGCTTGCCATCAAGCAGGTCGATGAGGATGCGCGCGTCATTACTGGCATGGCGACGACGCCGACGCCGGATCGGCTCGGTGATGTGGTCGAGCCGGACGGCGCGCAGTTCAAGCTGCCCTTGCCACTGTTGTTTCATCACGACTCGCGGCAGCCGATCGGTCACGTCACCAAGGCCACGGTCACCAAGGACGGAATCGAGATCGTCGCCAAGATGGTCAGCATCGCCGAGCCGGGACAGCTCAAGGATAGGCTCGACGAGGCCTGGCAGTCGATCAAAGCCGGGCTGGTGCAGGGCCTCTCGATCGGCTTCAAGTCGCTCGAGCATTCCTATCTCGAAGACGGCAATGGTATCCGTTTCATCAAATGGCTTTGGCTTGAGCTCTCGGCCGTGACCATCCCGGCTAATGCGCAAACCACCATTGCCACCGTCAAGTCGATCGACGTCGCGCAGCGGGCCGCGCCTGGCCGCATGCAACGCGCTGTCGTGCATCTCAACCCACCCGGCGCCTCGGGACGAACATCAGCCCAGGAGGGCGCCATGAAGACCATTGCAGAACAAATAACCGCGCTGGAAGCGAAGCGGATGGCGAGTGCCACCCGCATGGAAGCCGTGATGCAGAAGACGCTCGACGAGGACCGCACCTCGGACGCGGCGGAGTCGGAGGAGTTCGACCGGCTCGAAGGCGAGGTCGCGGCCATCGACAAGGATCTGGTCCGCTTGCGCCAGGTCGAGAAAGCCAAGGCGTTCGCGGCTCGGCCGGTGACCAAAGCCAACACCGCGCAGGAAGGCTCCGACGCGCGCGGCTCCTCGATCATCGTCAAGCCGCAGCCGAAGCTGGAGCCTGGACAGTTGTTTGCCCAGAAGGTCAAATGCCTGGCTCTGTCGCAGAAGGTGTTTCGCCCCGCCGCCGATATTGCTGCGGAAATGTACGGCCCCGATAGCGCCGTCGTCGGTGAATTCACCAAAGCCAACGTCCCGGCCGGCACGACGGTCTCCGGTAACTGGGCCGCTAATCTCGTTGGCACGGATACCAATGCGGTCGCCGCTTTCCTGGAATATCTTCGGCCGATGACCATCCTCGGCCGCTTCGGCATCGGCGGCGTGCCCGCCCTGCGTTCAGTGATGTTCAATACGCCATTGATCACGCAGACCGGCGGCGGTGCGGGTTACTGGGTTGGCGAGGGCAAGGCCAAGCCGCTAACCTCGCTGAACTTTGCGCGTACGACGCTCGCTCCGACGAAAGTGGCGAACATCTGCGCGCTGACGGACGAGTCGATTCGCTACAGCAACCCAAAGTCGGACATGATCGTGCGCGACAGCCTGGCGGCGGCGTTGCGGGAGCGATTGGATATCGACTTCATCGATCCTGCGAAGACCGCGGTGACGGGAGTATCGCCAGCCTCGATCACCAACGGGGCCGCAACGGTTGTATCGTCGGGTGATGACGCCGACGACATCCGGCTCGACATCCGGTCGCTGTATGCCAAGTTCGCGGCGGCCAATAATCCGGTCTCGAGCGGCGTTTGGATCATGTCGTCGAACAATGCAATAGCATTGGCGATGATGACCAATCCACTCGGACAGTCGGAATTCCCCGGCATGAGTATGGCGGGCGGCACACTCATCGGCATGCCGGTGATCGCCAGCGATTACATCACCAAGGCGATGAATATCGTCGTGCTTGTCAACGCCTCGGACATCTTCGTGGCGGATGAGGGTGACATTGCGATCGACGCAAGCCGCGAAGCCTCGCTCGAAATGTCGGATGCGCCGGCGCATAACTCCGGTACGCCAACCGGTGCAACGTCGCTGGTCTCTATGTTTCAGACCAACACCGTAGCGATCAGAGCGGAGCGCATCATCAACTGGATGCGCGGACGGACGCAGTCTGTTGCGTATCTGACCAGCACCGATTGGGGCGGCCCGGTTCACACCGCGTAACGTCCCGGCGAGGGCGGGCTTGTCCTCCCGCCCGCCCTCGATGTCTGGAGCAATCAAAGATGGCCATGGGGACTGAGTAAATGACGCGCAAACTGATCGCGACGAAGTCGTACAGCTACGCCACGCGGCGGCTCAAGGCCGGCGACGAGTTCGACGCGACCGACATGCACGCCCGCATCCTGGTTGGCGCCCGCAAGGCGCAGTTCGCCGAAGACCGGCCGAGCGCCAAGGCGGCCACGGCCAAGGCACCGGTCAAGATCGAGGAAAAGGCGCAGGCCGCCGAGACCAAGGCGACCACCGATCCGCTCGACGATCTGCGCGCGCAAGCGCACCGGCTCGGCATCGAGATCGACAAGCGCTGGGGTGCTGTCCGGCTGCAGCACGAGATCTCGAAGGTTTCACGGGAACCACGCTAGTGCGCATCTTTGGCCTGCCGATCCCGTTCACCGGTGAGAAGCAGAAGGCGTTGAGCTCGGTATCGGAAGGCCGCGGCGGATGGTTCCCGATCATCCGCGAACCGTTCGCCGGGGCCTGGCAGCGCAACGTCTCGATCACCACCGACACGGCGTCGAGCTTCCATGCCGACTTTGCATGCAAGACGTTGATCGCGCGCGACATCGCCAAGCTGCGAGTAAAATTGGTCGAGCAGGATAAGGACGATATTTGGACCGAGACCACTAACTCGGCGTTTAGTCCCGTCCTTAGACGACCAAATTCCTACCAGACCCGCAATCAGTTCTGGGAATGCTGGTTGCTCTCAAAACTCAGCCGCGGCAACACCTACGTGCTCAAGGTGCGCGACAATCGTCAGGTCGTCGTCGGCCTGCACGTCCTCGATCCGACCAGGGTGCAGCCGCTGGTGTCAGACGATGGCGACGACAGCGCCGTATTCTACCGCCTGAGCAGCGATAACCTCGCGGGCATCGGCGAGATCGTCGTCCCGGCGCGCGATATCATCCACGACCGGATGAATTGCCTGTTCCACCCGCTGGTCGGCACGCCGCCGGTATTCGCCAGCGGCTTATCCTCGATGCTGGGCCTCAACGCGCAGCGGGCTTCGGCGCTGTTGTTCGAGAACTCGTCGACACCTGGCGGCATCATTACCGCGCCGGGCGAGATCAGCGACGTCCAGCAGACGCGGTTCAAGGAGCAATGGGAAACCCGCTTCGGGGGCGCCAACTATGGTCGAGTCGCCGTGCTGGGCGGAGGCTTGAAATACGAAAAGGTCTCAATGACCCACGTCGAGGGCCAGTTGATCGAAAACCTGAAATGGTCGGCCGAGGTTGTGTGCTCGGTCTATCACGTGCCGCCGTACAAGGTCGGCGTCGGTGCGCTGCCGAGCTACAACAACGTCCAGGCGCTCAACGTCGAGTACTATTCGCAGGCGCTGCAAAGCCACATCGAGGAGATCGAGGAACTGCTCGATTATGGCCTCGGTCTTGCGGGCACGGATCTCGGCACCGAATTCGACATCGAGACGCTGTTGCGGATGGATTCGATCACGCTGGTCACCACCGTCCGCGATGCGGTCGGCGCCGGTGTGATGGCGCCGAACGAGGGCCGCGGCAAGCTCGACCTCAAGCCGGTCAAGGGCGGCGAGTCGCCCTACCTTCAGCAGCAGAATTACTCGCTAGCGGCACTGGCCAAGCGCGACACGCAGGACGATCCGTTTGCATCGAAGTCGCCGCCGGCCGCACCGCCTGCAAATGACCAGGCGCCGCCAACGCCGTCACCGGCTGATGCTGAGAAGGCAACCAGTATCGCATTGCTGGCGACTCGCCGCTATCGCGATGAGAAACTGCGTCGTGCGGCTTAATAAAAGTGGCGACCGAAATGATTGGGACACATCTCGGCCGCCATCCTTTGCCTTGCCCTACCGTGTCTTGCCCTGCCTCGCCACGTCTATTCGCGTCTTGTCACGTCGCGTCGCGTCAAGTCCCGCACAGCGTCGTCAATGTCCGATTCGGAAAGAGGTGAGTCAAGTCTGCAATGACTGACCAAATAAACTGGGCCAAAGTGCTGGGCGAGTTGCTCGCCGATCACGAACAGCAGACTGCGACCGTCATGGCCGATGCGCTGGCGCCGCTCGCCGCGCGCCTGGCCGAGATCGAGGCGCGGCCGATCGAGAAGGGCGACGCCGGTGAGCCGGGGCCGCAAGGCCAAAGCGGCCCGCAAGGCCTGCAGGGACTGCCAGGGCCGCAGGGCGATCTCGGGCCGGAAGGGCCACCAGGGCCGCCAGGAAGCCCAGGGGCGCCCGGCGAGAAAGGAGCCGATGGCGTGGTCGAGCCGCTGACGCCGATCGTGCAACAGTGCGTCGGTGAAGCGCTGGCCAATGTGGCGGCGGCCGTGCTGCCGCCCGAACTCGCCGTCGAGGTTGCGAGCGCGGCCCGCCTGCTGCACGAGCTGCCGCCGATTGTGTCACGTGAAACGCCGGCCCCCAGGGTCACGCGCATCGATCGCGACGATAGCGGCGCCTTTGTGCCGGTCTACGAGCCATGATCGTCAACCTGTCCGAGGCGGCGAGTAATGCCATGCTCGACGTGCTCGCCGAGATGATGAACGGCGGCAGCATCGAGCTGCTGTCGGA